CTTCCATTTCTTCCTCCCAGAAGAAAAGGGGCGCATGAGCGCGCCCCTTTCGATTTTGCGTTGCTTTTGCTACTGGCCTAGTTGCCGTCCATGTATGCGAGGGTTTCCGGATACACAAACTCGCAAGCGCCCATGCGGCCCCACTTATAAAACTTGTGCCAAAGGCCATCGAACTGCACCGGAGTCCGCGACAGCAGCGTCATCGGAAACCGGATTGGCGCTTGCTGCCACGAGCCTTCATGGCGATGCCATGCAACAGCGCGATTCGTGGTGCCCTGCTGCAGAAGCGTTCCGCCCGCACCCGCGCCAGTCAGCCACTTGATGGGCACGATGCGCAGTGGCGTATCCTGCTCCATGTTGTAGCTTTCCATAAAGTACTGGAGGATCGACTTCGAACCTGCAGTGGTCGCCGGCGTGATGCGAATGTAGTTGAAGTTCTGAGGATCCAGGCCGATGCGATTCGGCTTAACTGCAAAGCCTGACGCTGCCCACGGGGTATACGCCAGAGTCGCCAGATCGGTGAGGATCTCGCTTGGCGTCTTACCCGTGTAACCGGTGTGTGGCATCCACTGCGGGCCACCAGCCGCGCCGTTGACGAAGTTGGTCGGAGTCACCAAGTTCGTGTTATTGATCAGGCCGTAGGTGGGTGTCGCACCAGCCTGGAATCCCAGATACACCTGAGCATCAGTCTGAAGCTGATATTCATTCTCCAGAGCATTGATTTTCTGCTGATCGATCGGGCGACCGAGTTGCGCAGCCGACGTGAGTTCGGGCAGCGAGTATGCCACGCCCTCACCCCACGGCAGCAACGGCACAACCTGCTTGTCGATGTCCACTTCCATCTCGGGAATCTGAGTGGACTTCTTACCGATGAAGGACCGCTTCTGCCCAATGGCGGAGCCGGTACCAGGCCCGCTTGGAGTTCCGAACGTGCTCTGAGTGAAGCTCGACACTTCGTCTCCGAGCGTCACGTCATCACGGAGAGGTACATCACGGTCCCAGCTTACCGAGAAGAGGGGCGGATGTTCCGTGAGGTCAATACGCTCGAGCTCACCGACGAGGAAGGCACCGGAAGTATCTGCATACTTTCCGTCGCGAATCTTCACTCGGAAGCCCAGCGGATCTCCGAGATGATCCCGGCCCGCCATGAGCGTCTTCATCTGTTTGTTGTCAAGAATTTTGTCGATTGTCAACATTGTTCAATGGCTCCTTTAGGGCCGAGATTCTGGATTTGGGGGAGGACTCCCGGTTTCCGGATTACAGATTGAACGCAAGCTCAATCGCGCCGGTGGCTGCATCGCCGGGGCCATTGAAGAAGCTCTTCGAGTCGAGAGTGATGGTCTGATTGGTGACCGTCACTGTGAAGCTGTCGCCAGCCACGAAGGCCACGCCACCCGCGGTGATGGTGAAACCGATTCCGCCATCCGCGTAAGCAACGGCTGTGTTGCCGGGAAGCAGTTCGCGACCGTTCGGGTCGAACACGCTGAAGGTGGTCGCAGCGGTGAACTTGACCGTGTACACGCCGCTCTGAGCTGTGCCGGCTGTAACAGCTGGACCGGCAGTCATCGTGCCGTTACCGGTGTTTGCTCCCGGCGCGCTAACGCCGCTCGCCGAAGGCGCAGTCTCGAATCCGCCCTGGATGTGGGTACCAGTGCTGGCCGCAATCCAGACACAGACAGGGCTAGCTTGGCTCGCAGCCGCAACCTGTGCAGTGTTGCAATACACCGTCTGAAAGCCAGAGCCATTGATATCGATCAGGCCTGCTGGCGCAGCAGTCAATGCAGTCATCGACTGAGCGCCATAGTTGGTGCCCGAGGATGCCTGGAATGGGAACGGCGCAACCGCAATGCCGGCGATTGCATTAAGCAATCCGTCCGTAGAAAGGATCGTGCGAACCGTGTTCTGTGCGGTCCTGATGACAGCCAGGCCGAAGTACTGCACTGGGTTGGTTCCGTCGTTGATGGCAGGCACGATCTTCGGAGCTGGCACCGAGCGCGTGATGCGACCGATGAAACCAGATACCGACTGCGCCAGAAAGGAAATGTCCCGAGTGCGGCGGCGCCCTACGAAGACGCCGGCAGACGCACGGGGACGGAAGATTTTCTTCAAAATCTCAAACATGCTCATTCTCCCGTTGTGATGGTTGGCTGTTCCGAGGGTGTGGTAGGACTGCCGCTTACTTCGTGCCGCCGATTCCCCAGCGCTTGTCGGAGGCTGCCTTGAACTTCTGCATCGGAGTCGGCTCCTCCTGATCGCGCGAATTGCTCACGCTGTTGCCGTCCCGGGTGATCGAACTGTTGTTCTGCGCCTTTTTCAGGGCAGCAACGGAATTGAACACCGTCCGGACATCCTTGCAGGGCATCTTCAGGAAGATCGCACTATCAGTCGCCTTGCCGCGCACTTGATCAATCAGCGCAGCAGTCGCAGAATCGGCAGTGCCGAGCTGCAGCGACCTGCGGCGGAGACCACAGATGCAATCGCGGAAGGTTTTGTTTGGCTTGGCAGCGCTGTCAAAAGTGGGCAACTTGACGCCGGGCGCGATGATTTCCGCCTTCATCTTGACGTCCTCGAAGGCCTTGGATAGGAAGGCAGAGTCCTTCGCCTTTTTCGCCTCTTCCTTCTCTTCGTCGTCGACTTCTTCGGCCATCTCCTCAGACTCGGCGTCTTCAGCCTTTTTGCGCTCTTTCTCTTCTTCTTCGTCGCGCGCTTTGTCTTCAGCCTTCTTCTTCTTTTCCTTCTCTTCCTCGGACTCTTCGTCCTTGGTCCGATCCTTGGAGAGCTTTTCGAGGCAGTCTTCAATCTTCTTGAAGCGCTTCTCGCTCGGATCCTCTTCCTCATCCTTCGCCTTGTCGGCGGTGTGGACGTGGATGTGGGTGGCGGCGCCGGAGCCTGCTTCCTCCGGAATCTCTTCGACGATCTTCTCGATGGCCTTTTCGTCTTTCGACTTGAAAGCCTCAAGCAGACGATCCTTGAAGGACTTCTTCATTGTGCAAGCTCCTTTGTGCTTGTGGTCTTTGATTGCGCAGCGAGATCCGCAGCGGCCTGCATCAACCAACGCTTTGTGGTTAATGAGGATGTTTCGTTGTTCGCCCCGGCCTACGCCGGTTTGAAAGTAGTCGGCATCGTAACCAAGCGATACTTCGCGCTTGCCCGAATCGATTGCCGCCAACGCTTCGTCCGTGTAGACGAGCACGTCTGCGACCATCTCATCTTTTTGCTCACCCGAACCCCTGCGCGCGCCGAACATCACGCCATGCGCGAGATAGCGCCAGTTACGCGGATTCACATCCTCATCGGGATGATCGATGACAAGAGGTTTGCCATTGGCGCTTGCAAGGGTTTCTGGCCTGAACACTTCCTCTGGCGTGCGGTCGATGTGAACAAGACCATCGGGCCCGGGTTCGATCTGGGTCTCGCCCGGCCCGTAAATCTGCTCTCCGATGCGAGCGATTGACACGTCCTTAAACAGCGTGAAACCTTCTGGAGTGATGCTGCGATTCGGTCCCAACTTTAAGGTGGTGTAAAACCTCATGCGCTCGCCCTTCCAAATCGATCCGGTATCTGCGGCTCCGGAAAGCACCGGCAGTTTGCAAACTGCCCGCAGTGAGCAGTGAACCCATCAAGCGTGGGAGGCTTGTTCCATGGAACAAACTTGCCTTCCATCTCCCGATGACTCTTGCGCACATCAGCATCGCGGCTCGTGCGCCAGAAATAACCCTCAGAGCCGATGTGCTCAGCCCGCGCCTTCGTCAGCGCGGTTGCAGTACTCGAGACTCCCGTGCGCGCCAGGCGCATTGCAGAGCTCTTCGAGACATCGCCGGACCGCATGACTTCGGCTGCAATCTCCCGGGCCCGAGTTCCATTGGAGATTCCCTCAATCGTCAGCTTGTGAAGCCGCTCGGCCGCTTCGCGCGGGATGCTGGTGATGTACTGCACCTGTTCAGCCAGGCTCGCCCGCATTGCCGCTCCGGTCGGAGCGTTTTCAATCTCCTCGCGAAGCGATTGCCCTATCAGTCGACCATGCTTGACCCAAGCCGCCGCATCGCGCCGGCTTACATCGGCGATCATCCGGGAGGCAACTGAGTTCGCCCATGGATGGAGCAGATCGGCATAGGAATTGAGCATCGCCATCAGCTCGCTCACGTTGGCGATTACACCGTCAGGAGCAACGCCGCGGACGATCTCTCCAACCTGCTTCGCTACCTGGTTGAGACGCCGCGCATATTGGGAATGAGCCTTCCGCCCTGCAAGGAATCGTTCGCGTGCTTCAATGCGCGCCTTGCGAAGGGAATTGAACTGCAGCCTGAGTAGAGGAGCCGCATCACGCTGCGGCATGCTCTTCCTCTACGTCTTCCTTCGGCGGCGCACCAGGTATCGCCGGAAGCTCAAGATCCTCACCCTTTGGCCCAACCTCATCCGAAGCCGCATTGAGCACTTCATCTGAAATCGAGGTCCAGCGCCCTACCTTCTTACCCCGGTTGCGAAGCTCCTCGAGCATCGTCTTGTCGCTGATCACACCGGTCTCGTGAACCTCCACGACAGAGGCTGTGTCCTTTTGGCTCACATCCCCCTTCTCGGTTTCGGACAATTGCCAAAGGGGCTTGAAGGTGACGCCGAAACCATCCTTGACATCGATGCGCAGGCTCTGCGCGATACAGCGATAGATGATGGTGACCATGACCAGCAAGTGCAGAATCTGACGCTGCTTGATGCCGTCGTAGTACGTCTTCAGTTCCGAATCGCCGCTCGAGTTCAGGCCCGCCGGACTCTGACCCAGCAACCGCACAAGCGGAATCTGCAACGCGCCGCTGATCTGCTGCGCAAGCTGCAGAAGTACGTCGGCAATCCCCGTAAACGCAGATGACTGCGTCGTGACCATGTCATCTTCCGAATCGATGAGGGAGATTCCCTCATTCGACGCGAACAGGCGCATCTGCTGCACCATCTCGATAAGGCCCTTCAGCGCTGCGTTACCGCCTAGGCCTCCGAGAATGTCTCGGTACTTATGAACCTTGAAGTACCGGAGATAAGCCTTGTTGACGAGCTGCGATGCGCCAGTCGTGGCGCCATCGAACCCTGACATACGATCAAACAACCTCTCGAGCACAGACATGCTCCAAAGGTTTTCGCTCATTGCCTGCCAGAAGGGGAGAACATCTCCCTGCAACCGAAGGCAGCGCGAATGGTGAATCTTCTGCCCGCGAAGCGCTGGCGCCAGGCTTTCGACGGTGTAGTACTTGGGAAGTCCCAAGTCCGGCCCAATCTCTGTGATCAGATCCTCGAGGCTGGGAGAGACCATCCACCGATCAAGCACCAGCAAGCCCCTGAACTGATCAGGGCCTACTGTCTCAATGCGGAATGGCTTCGAATAGTCCTGACCATCGATCAACAGAACTGCGATCGCGCCGCCATACAGGCGACTCCATTTGATGGTCTCATTGATCCGAGACCAGATCTTCAGCGTTACCGCGCGCTCCTCAATCGCCGCAACTTCATCCGGGTCAAGCTGCCCGGTAAGCTCAACGCCCTCCCGGGTCATGTCGTCCGCGATTACATCAACAGCGACGCCGGCAACCCATGATCCGCGATAAGCCCATTCGAGCTCTGTACGGACCCGAGTCGTCGGGTTGAATCCGTACATATTGCCACTGGTGGCATTGTTTGTTCCGATGCCCAGACCCAGAGCAAAGTTCTGGAACGAGTCGCGAGTGTATTGCTGCGAGGCCTTCTTCTGCTCAGACTTGGCCTGTCTCACAGCGGCCTTGATAGAGACTTTCGCCATGTCGCGTTAGCCCCCGCCGAGCCGAGCCCAGACACTCAAATCGTTGTTCTTGCGTTGCCAGTTCAAAGCCTGCGTCATCGCATCGACATCGTCATCGTGCGCAGCATTCGGGAAGTTCGCAGCCTCTTCGACAACCTCTTGCGCCCAATCCTCACGGGGAAGATAGACGCCGCCAGCTTCGACGGTTGGAGACGCTGCCCAGGCGCGGGCAATCTTGCCGCCCTCGGGAGTAATGGCGATAACGCCGGGAATCTCCCTGCCAAGCTCCTCGATAATCGCCGGGCCGTTGGCCTTGTCTTCGACGAGCACTGCGCTCGGACGCCATTGCGCATACAGAACCCGAATCGAATCCTTCGTCGCAGTGAAGCCCATCTTCTGGTGACGCCGCGCGAGAAGGTATGTCCGAGGCCCTACAAACCCGTAAACGTGAATTGCCACGTAATCAACATCTTTGGCTTCCTTGAAGGTCGCATCGACGCTGATGATGATGACGTCCACCGCGGGGAGTTCTTCCGGACGGTAATACTGCCACCATTCCCGCTTGAACAGCCCGCCCTCTGCCGGTGAGGGATGCTGCTGATGCTGCCCGGCAAAATCGTATGCGCCAAGGTCTAACTTGGCTTGCGCGATGACGGCCGCGGTGAACAACTCGGGGAAGAGAAGTTGCTTTTCTTCCGTCCGAGGATCCGACCATCCAATCTTCGTAACGCAACGCCGCGCCGGTTCAAACTCACTCGGCAGGCAGAGATGAACATAATTCCCCGTCGCCAGCATGGCGCCGTAAGGATCTTCCTCGTGCAACCGCTGCCCGATGACGACGCGCCAACCTTTGCGCATGTCATTAAACCGGCTGGACATCGTACTGATTGCCCAGTCGCGCGCATAATCGCGGGCAGGCTTTGAATGCTTATCCGTAGCATTCAGCAGATCGTCGAAGATCTGACCATCAGCGCGAAAACCGGTGGCCTTGCCGCCAACCGATAGGGCGCGCCGATCACCATGCTCTGAATTGCTGAGCCAGTCCTCGTTCTCCTTGACCATCGTCCAGCCGCCCGTCGCTGGATCGATCTTTCGATATTTGACTTCCTTCGACTTCTGCGATATCGCCCAGCCCGGATTGAACAGCCTCTGAAACCAGGGCGACACGATCAAGTCGCGGGTGCGAATCGAATCCCGGATTGTGAGGGCCGACGCATATGTAGCGGCAATGATGCGCGTCTGTGGGTTTCGAGCCCAGAGCCACGCCGAAAACATCACGCTCGCAATGATCGACTTCGCATATCCCGGCCCGATGTTGATCATCAGAAACCGGATTTGGCCTTCCGCTACAGCCTGGAGATGAACGGCCAGAGCATCGATATGCCAGTTGTCGATGAGCGGCATGGCCGGCTCGACGATATCCCAGGCAGCACGAATAAACGCCGCGAAGTTATTTTTGAGCCTTTCGGACTCGACTACTCTTTCGCGCTCGAGAAGCAGTCGCGCGACTTCTGACCTTTGCTCTGGGCTCAGCTTTTCCAACTGGAACGACAGGTCCGAAGATCTCTTTAAGCCGCGCATCGATTTGCTCAAGGGTCATTTGCCCCGCGATATCCGGATGCAGCGGTGCACCATCCTTGCCAGTCAATTCCCGCTTCTCAACAAACTCGCCGAGTTCCTTGGCGGCCTGCTCCTGGAGCGCTCTCATCTCCTGCAAGACTGCGCGGTCGAACACATACTCGGTCACTTGGTTTTCGCCAGAGACCTTGTACTGCCGAACAATCAAACCCTGATCACCGCCAGCAGCCTCAGCCGTTGAAACGTCTGCTGCCCGCTGCTCCATCAGCCTTTCGAGCTTCGTGTGAAGCCTGTTCAGAACGCCGAGGCGATACTCTTTGCGGGCGATTGCAAGCTTCCGAGAGGACTTCAAAAAGTCATCCGAAATCGCTTCTACGCGAGCAATGAAGTTTGCAGTGCGGCGCCAACGAAGGAGGGTGCGTTCGTCAACTCCAACCTTATCAGCTATTTCCGAGTATTCGAGACGCCCTTCAGCGACAAGCTGAGCGGCTTCCTCTTTTCTCTGCTTTGGCGTCTCATTCATCGGACATCATCGGACAACTTCAAGATTGCGCCGGCATTAACCGTCGCATTGACGTATTCCAGTACTCAGAGAGTCCTTCGCCCGTCGGGCTGTGAAACACCCGAACGATCGAATATTCCCGCTCTGCCCTGCATGTATGCTTGGCAGCGATACTCTCTTTCGCTTCAACCAGAAGCTCCGGATCGGCGAGAACTCGACGCGAAACCTCAAATCGGTTTCCGCATGTTCTACAGCGAATCGAAAGACTGTCGTGATTCAGATTGCTGATGTTCATCGCCTATGCTCCAAAGTGGTTCCGCTACTCCCGCATGCACTTTTGCGTGGCAGTTATGGCACAGACAAACGCATTTGGCGAGCTCAAGAGCAAATTTCTCAGGCATCACTGAACGGTTGCCTACATGATTACCGAGCGCGAACTTCTTTTCGCTAGGATCACGATGATGCGCAGCAAGACAGCAATTCGTCATTTCCCCGCATAACATGCAGCCATTTGCGCGGAATTGCGCGAGAAGTTTCAGCTTCTCCTTGCGATATCGAATGCAATTGGTATCTGTCCTTGCTTTGATTACCGCTCTGAACTCCGCATCAGCGTTGTACCGGCGACGCATGTAGCCTGTCTGATATTCCCGCCTCGCTGCTGGATCTTTTCTCGGCATTTCCGAATACCCCGGCACAAACAAACTTCCGGCTTTTATGCGCTTGGCGCGCAAAACTTCGCCATTCGTCCGAGTCGCATGCGCTGTCTTGTAACCCTTTCGGGCTTCTTGCCTGATCCCACCGCTCGTTATTCACCGCGCGGGCCGCGTTTTCGTCGGACTCTGCCTCACGGCAGCGGATGGCGTGGGGAGCCGGTCAACCCCTATCAGCGCATCAACTCAAACTGCTTTTTATTCGCCGTGCTTGCTTGTCGCGGCGTTGTAGCCGTCCCGCCACGCTTGAAGCTTGGCGAGCTCAATTTCTCCCAGGCCGATGCGGGTCTTGACTTTGTCGAACTCATTGTCGACGAGTTCAAACTTCTCCGTATGCTCATCAAGAAGCTTTGTATGGTCTTTCTGCTTCCCATACATCATCCCCGCGATAAACACCGCAGTGATGATGCTGACAATCGTCGGACCCCAAGCTGCCCAATCCATCATTGGCCCTCGCTTGCGTTGGAATCGGGAGAAAGTTCTAAATCTGCAGCTTCTTTCTCGCGGCGCGCAATCAGCTCGTCGAGAAGGCGAACAAGAATCTCAGCCCGGACCACTAATCCGCCCGGCTGCTTCGGGTTTGTTGCGACCTTGCGGAATTCCTCACGCAAGATCAGAATCTGGCCGATCTCTACCGGCTTCATAGGTACCCGTGCTCTGGTACCAGGGTTCCCTCGGGGACCAGGTTGAATCCAATCAACCGTTCAATCCAAACTTCATCGACCTTCTGCAGGCCGGCGACTGCACGCGTATCGGCAGGCGTAATGCTGGAGGCGCTCTCATGTGACTCTGAGGCCTGCGGATACGGCTTCATTCGGTATTTCGGGGAAGGATCCTTGCGGCGAGTGATGCGAAAGCATTCTCCGCGTTCCATGAGCCGGTCAATCTCGCCCTGACAGAGCCACTGGCGATGCGATCCATCCTCGTTCTGAAGCTGAATGTTTTGCTTGCGCATATCCCCTCCAAAGCAAAAGGGCAGTCCGGTGTTTGCCGAACTGCCCCGTTGTTTGCCCGGCTATCATCTCCGTCCCGCTATGGATGGAAACTATCCGGGCCTTCGTTGCCGGCTCATATGTCCGGCTCTCATGAATTCTCGTTTGGAGGCGACTCTGCTAATCAGGTTGCCCCACTACGCTTGGGGTATCCGTGACTCGTGGTGCAGCTATTGCTACTTCCACGCGGACGCGGTTCATCTTCCGAGGAGGCGGGGTGCCTCTCACAAAGCACCCCTTTTGGCAGCAACCCAGGAAAGGTAACGAGTCGATAAGAGCATTGTCAGAATTGCGTAGCAAGCGATTTCTTATAAGTGAACTATCATGCAACATTTCTGCGCATGAAATGATACTTACTTATATTTCCTCTTCAATCCAATTGCCTGACACTTTATAGACAACCTTGAAGATCACCGGGAACATTTGCGCGGCGACGCGCAGCTTCACCTTCGCATCATCCATGAAGTACGGAGCTTTGACTCTGTCGCCGGACTTGCGCGTGAGCGTGGTCGTGCCCTTCAGTTCGTGACATTCAAGGGACCCGCTCGCAAGCAAGAGCGCGAAGTCGGGAGTATATCTGCAGTCATCAGCCAGGCGAAACGTGATGCGCTCAAATTCATACCAGAGGATCTCTCCAACTTGCTTGCGCAGCTCGAGGTGAGACTCATACTCTGCCTCGGTTTTGTTGCGCTCGCCGGTCTTGAGGCGTCCGACCGCCTTGTTGCCGCCAGAGGGCGCTTTCCCTCTTTCGATAAAGGCTGTCCAGGCGGCGCGCTGGGAATCTCTCTTCATGCGCATGCCTTGGCATAATACTCGACAAGATGTGGGGGAGGAGCGTCGCATCCCATTCGTTTCCGATGCTCTTCCCAGTTACTAACCGGGCAATGGTGTTTCGGGCAGATATGTATCGCGCTCTCGACAACCTTGATCGGCTTTGGTTTGGGTGCGCGGTAAGACTTCTGCCGTGGCCCACGCACACGGGGAACCTTCTTGGTCGGCTGCCCGTCTGTGCGAAGGTTGATCCCGAGCCTGTTTGCCCGCGAGTGGACGGAGCACTTGCTGCGGCCAATCTTTCGGCCGATTTCCTTCGCGCACATCTTGCCTGCAAGTTCCCTGATCAGTTCGTCCTCGTGCGCCCTCCAGCCATCACCGCGTTGGATCTTGTAACCGAGTTGCCGAGCCTTGAGACTGATGGATGTCATTCCGAATCCAAACTCCCGAGACAGTTGCGGTAGGGTTGCCAAGCCTGTTTCCAATAACTTCAGCTTTGCCAATTGCTCAACGGTCCAGACATTCGGATTACACTTGGCAATCTTCGGAAGCCCAAGGGCTCGAATCTTTGAGGAAACAGCTGAGTTACTCATCCCAACGATCTTGCCGATTTCCACTGATGACAATTTGCCGGCATTTGCTTTCAGGATTTCAACCTGTTGCGGGGTCCACTGGCAGTAAGAAACTGATGGGTTGCATCTGATACCCAGTTGGCACATCTTATCCCGCACCGACTGAGCATGCCGCCCTATCATGGCACCGATCTCACCCGACGTAATCTTCCCGGCTTGCTGCCTGACTATCTCGATTTGTTCCTCTGTCCACTTCATGCTTTATCCCCTTGCGTAAATGTGAGATGGAACCTTTTTTAATTTCTGGCGCCGGATCTCGGCGGCGACCTCGTCGGGCCTTGGAAAGAATGCTTGGTCCGGATCAATCCGGAGGACGGCTATCGCGTCCTCCACGCTCTGGAGGGAGTACTTCAGGGCCAACTGTTCGAGGTCGTTCAGGAACTCTTCCATCGAATCCCTCACGTCCTGGTTCGGGTATCGCAACGCCGTTCGGTTGAGCAGTATCCCAAGGGCCTGCAACTCCTCGCTTGGCAAGCGCTTCTGCAATTGCGCGCCGGTTGTTGTCAATACGCTGTTTAGCAGCGCTCGGTCGATTCGTTCCATTTGCCTCCGTCTCCTTCCACTTGCTGTCTTCGAACCAAAACGCGTTGATCGTGTCGCCGCGGGCCCGTGCAGCCGTGATGCGTTTCTCGAGTACTTCCGCGGCGATGTGCTTGCCGCATGCGCCTTCCTTCGCGAGGATCACGATGGTCTTCGCCGTCGCATCTTTGAGCCGAAAGGTATCGACGATAGCGCAGCGCTCGAGAATGCTCCGCGCATATTCCAACTCGGACAGGCCTTCCGGAAAGCCATCGGGCTCGGGCTTGGGAATGGTTGGCTTCGAGGGGGGCGGTGTAGCGCGCTCGCGCGCGTCCCCTTCTGGCACAGGCTCTGGCTCTGGCACAGGCTCTGGCTTGCGCTCGTCGCAACTCTTTGTGGCTTTCTGTGGCTTTTCGTGGCTCTTTGTGGCTTTGCCTGCCATACCAGGGCTTTGCCAGCCATAGCGAGTGCACAATCTTGCGCGTTCCTCCCCAGCCAACTTAGTCATGCGGGGAGGTTTACCGTCTGCATACCTGATGCCGGATCGTGCAAGCCTAGTGTCGACCGCATCATCGGCGTGCTGCGACCAGTCGTGCACGATGAGCCGACACTCGGCACTCGCATCGAGTAATTCAGCATCCTTTAGAGCTGTAATTAACTTCTCCGCTTCCTCAACTGGATAGAACATCTCATCCGCGATGTCGGCATCCTTCAATCGGCCTACGTCTCCCGCTGGTGCGCGATCCGCGCATACGTTCCAGAGAGCCTCCATGATGCCCAGAGCAAAGGGTTGGGGGATGTTGAGCAGGCGAGCGAGTCGCCGCGTCTTTCTGTGTGTGAGTGTTCCCCTAAGCGCCAACGTGCTTCTCCGTTTCCCGCGCGGCGACTTGAATTACTTCGACCGCAAATTGCTTGCTGATCTCAAACCATTCGTTTTGAGTAAAAGGACTCTTTGGAAGGCGGCGCGAATCTACCGCCGAATGTGCCTTAAATTCAGAGCACCTCATACATGGGGTCCAAACCTGGGCAACGAAGTCCACCCGACCGTTAGCTTTCCAACTTCTAACCTCGACAATGCGCATTGCGGGATTTTTGCTGAAACCGATCTTTATTGCGCCGTCCTCGCGGCGTAGAAATACATAGAGATATCCGGGGACATGATCCCGATTGGGTATAGCTTGCGGTCTGCTCATATCTCCACAGACTCCTTTTTGCGTCCCGTCCGGGCAAGGAAGTCCCGAGCCAGATCCTTGATGCGGTTCCCATTGTTTTGGAGCTCTTCGAACAGAGCCCCGTCGCCGTTGTTGCGAATGCCTTCAATCTGCTGCTTCTTAACTCCGAGGACCTGTGCGACGGTTGGATCGCTACCACTGTCAGCGACCAGGTAGTAGGCGAACACCGGCTCGGTCTGACCGTCGCGCAAGATGCGCCCCTCGCATTGCTCGTGCACGCCCGGACTCCAATCCAGTTCGCCGAATACCAGCGTGCGGCATCCGAACTGGAGGCCATCAAGGCCCGCACCCGCGCGCAGTGAGATGATTAGCACGCGGCTGTCGCCCTTCATGAAGGCATGTTTGGCTTCATCCTTCTGGACTGGAGATTCGGAACCGGTGTAAAGAACCGGCTTGAACTCCTTCAGGCGGTCCATCCAGATCGAATAGACTTCGCGATGCCAGCCATACAGGACAACGCGCTGCTCACCCTCAAGGAGAATCCGGACGTACTCTGCGACATATGGCGCCTTTGCAATGCCGGTCGCCTGGCGCAAGAGGTTGGAGAGCTCTTCCGACTGGTGCATCTTCTGACCGCGGTAGGCTTCACCGTGGGCGAGAATCGACCGCGCAAGCTCCGCACAACTCATGCTGACCGAATCAAGCGCGTCCATGTTGGCATCGATGTGTTCCACGCACTTATTGAGAGGAAGGAGCTCTCTGCCCACGTCCTTGCGGGTGCGGCGAAGCATCAGGCCTGATTCGCGCATGTACGATCCGAAGGCTCGAGGATCCTTGATAGTCGCCTTATCGAGTTGCTGGCCCCAGGGAGCTGTGCACCACTCGTTGATGAACTCATCCCAAGTGCCGATGGCGTCCGGAGCGAGAGACTGCATCACATTCCATATCTCACTGCCGTAGTTGTAGATCGGCGTTGCGCTGAGCCCCATGCGCCATGTCGCCAGCCCTGAAAGGTGACGCGCGGCCGAGGACTTCGCGCTCTCGCTGCGCCGGAGTTCCTGTACCTCGTCATAGACGACTGTGCGGATGATCGGAGCGAGGATATCTGCCCATCGCGACAGCTTTGAATAGCTGATGATGATGACGTCGGGCATTACCCGTGGCCCGCGCTTTCGCCGGCAGTGCCGTTCGACGATGTCATACGGGGAACCCTGCTTGATGATGTGCACGCTGAGATGGGGCGCGAACCTGCCAATCTCATCCCGCCATTGGCGGGGAAGGTGGGTTAACGTCACTACGAGGGCAGGAAGGGTCACGCGGCGCGCAAGCAACCCGATTGCGCTCGCGGTCTTACCCAGCCCTACATCATCAGCGAGTAGCAGGCTCTGATGCTGGAATGCAACCTCCGCGGCCGTGCCCTGATATTCACGCAGCGGCATTGCGAGTCCGAAGTCTGCGACTTCGATCCTGCCAGCGAGAATCGCATCGATCATCGCTGTGCGGTCCTTGTGGGCCTGCGATCGCTTTTGAAGCTGCAGGCTGGCTTCCTCTCCCAATGTCAGAGGGAAGCGCTCCATGAACCATTCAAGATCCCGCGCGGTCTCTTCTGTGGCCTGAATCTGGATGACACCATGCTGACGCTGATCTATTTTCCCAAAGACACGCTTCAGGCGCATGACGACATGCGGTTCGCACTGGAGAAGGAACTTGCCTTCGTTGAATTCGACTTGGCCGTAAGTTCTCAGAAGGCACCATCCAGGAGAGAGTGAACCATCACAGGTTTGCCGTTGAAGGATTCGGGCAGGGAATGAGTTGCGCGGCTGGTGATGACGAGGATGCCTTCGATGCGATCGCACTGCGCATATCGCGACACCTGGCGCATCAGGTTGTTCGCGGAGCCGCCGATTTTCGTTTCGATTGCAATCTCACCTTCTATAAGAAAGT